TGAATCAATTACAGTTTGCTTTAATTTAGCTACAACCTTAGGATTTACTAAGAATTTACCATTCATTCCTGCATTAGCTGTTTCTACAACTTGGATTAATTCAAGAATCTTAGCTAAAGTTGGCGCACCACCATTAGTTCCAATTGCTACTGATCCAATTCCACTTGTTCCTAATAAACCTGTAGGCTGTCCGCTTGAACCTGAACCATTGATAGCTGCTGCTTCAATTGCTACTGCAAAAGCTTTCATAAATGATTGAACTGTGTAGTTTTGGATGCTAAAATTATCTTGTAACAATAATTGCTTAGATAAATCAACATAAGCAGTTAAACGCTTAGGAGTGATAGAACGTGAAGCAGTAGTAGGATCACCTGCAGCCGCATCAGCAACTTCAGTAGCCCAACCTGCAGTAACACCAGCACTAAATCCAGTTAAATCAGTATTAGCTGCTAAGCCTTCTAATTTAATTGCACCTAATTGAGGTAAAACAGTTTTTGCATACAAAGCATCAAAGAATCCAACTTTGTCAGTAGCAATAAAGTTACCACCTGCAGTAGCTGAACCTGCGCTCATAGTTCTGTTTTCAACAGTTAAGAATTTGTTTGATAAATACAAACCATCACCCATAGAACCTAAAGCTCTTTTTTCTTTAGCTGATTCTTGCAACATTTCTTTTTCAAGACCTGTAATTGCACTTTCATCACCACGTGATAAACTTAATTCACGTACTAATTTACCGAATGAAAAGTTTGCAATTTCTCTTTTTTCTTTAGAATCGCCTTCAGCAGTTTTTCTACCTTCAACATTGCTCTTAGCAAATTTTTCTCTTAATTCTGCATTTTTGATTTCTGAATCAAAAGCAGTTACATCAGTTTCAATTGAACGCAAAGTAGTTAATTCTACTGCAGTCAATTCTCTTCCTTCTAATTCTGCCTTAGCTACTAAGTCAGAACCTTCGTTTCTTTTTAACGCTTGTAATTGGCGTAATTCAACACTTGAGTTTTTCATTATTGTTTGTTTTTTTTAGTTTAAATTAAATTTAAATTTTTGTGCTATATAATAGCTTTCGTTTATTTGTTTTGTATCTTCTTTTTTTATTAGTTCTTTACTTCTTTTTTTGTATGCTTCAACTTCAGTATCTTCATAAGCAGGATTAACTACAGGCCCAACATCATACAACTTATCAATTTTCATAATAGTTCTTAACATTGATCCATCAGTAAATTCCTCTACTTTTTGTTCAGCTACAGTAAATGCAAATGAACATCCACGAATATTACCTGCTTTTATGTTTTCTAAAACATCATTACCCATAGTTGTATTTAATGCTTCAAACTCAAAGTATAATCCTTTTTCATCAACTGCTAAAGTCAATGTGCCTTTACCATCTTTAGTTCTTGCTAATAATTGCTCACTTTCGTGGTTAAATAAAGCTACAACATCGCTCATATCGCAGTCATCAAATGCGCCACGTGCTATAGTTTCATTGTATCCTTCAAACATTTCGTACATTGATTCAAATGTTGAAGCATAGCCCTTAATCATTCTACCCTCTTCGCTGATTATATCAGCCGCTCTATTATTATATCTTCTTTCCATTATTGTTGTGCGCCACCCATTCCAGGCTGACTATTGGTTAATTGGTTATTTTTTTCTGCTTGTGCTGTCCAAAAAGGAATAGCAGTTTCGCCTGGCATCATATTGCTTGGCATATAGCTACTATTTGCGTAATCTTCATCAATTGTATTAATTGCGTACATTTTACGTACTTCATTTGGAGTTATTGCACCACTAGTAAACATTGTCCTTACTTTGCGTTCCATTGCTGCTGAATCACCTCTTAAAAGCATATCAGTATCAATATAACCATCATAAATATCACGTTCATAAATTGCATAAAGTTTTTGATCAGCTTCTTGTTCAAATCTTACAATCCAAGGCATTAAACAATCAGTTACATAGTTTATATTAACCTGTTCTAATGCTGAATTATTTGTATCAGATAAATCTTGTAATTTACTTAATGGCATTCTAAACCATCTAGCAATTTCACCTCTCATATAATTTTCAGTTTCTACGAACTGCGATTTTTGCGGATCATTACCCATTGCTTCAAACTTTACACCACTTGGCATTGCAGCTATTGATCCACCAGTGTAAGATGCCATAAACATTTCAGTGTATTGTCTTAGTTTCTTTTCATCATTAACACCTTCAAAAGTAAGAATACCACTCATTGAAGCGCCACCGCTAAAATATTTACTTGAATAATTTTGGATTGCTAAAGCGTGACCTAAAGTTTCTAATTGATAAGCCAATACTGATTTACCAACCATAGAATTACCTGGCCCTTTTAAATGAAATATATCTTCGCTTGAATAAATACCACTTAAACCTAAAGGAATATAATTGATTTGGTAAAACATTGTTTTACTATCAATATCAAACTCAGGATAAACAAAATTACCATCTATGTAATGCATTTCAGTTGCTAATCCTGCTTTGTCACGAACAATTAAAGCATAACCATTACCTCTAGCAATAGCATCATTTATAATTGAATATTTTAAACCAATAGGAGTTGAATAACTATTTGGCTTAACTTGTAGTATTTTAGCAACATTTAAGTTATTTACTCTAGTTTTATTGCCATTCTTTTCAGTTTTTACAACAATATAAGGAAGTTTACTAATATCTTCAGCAATATTTCTTATACAAGCATAGTAAGTAGCCAATTGCTTAGCATTTTTTTCAGATACCTGTTCGCCACTTTTAGCAAAGCCACTAAACCAATTTTGTAAAGGGAATCCGCTAAACTGGTTAGCAGGCATTAATGATTTTGGAGCTTTAGCCCTAAATGATATTGTCGGTAAAAAACGAGTTAATAAATTAGCCATTAATTTTACAAAGAAACATAAAGCTATTGTAACTTATTGTAACTACTTAATATAGCCCAAAATAATAGTTCTTACTTCTTTTAAAGCTATTATAAGTTTTAAACCTATTCTTTTTAAACTTATCAAAATACTCTACTTCTAAAGCAATGTAAGCTTGTTCGCCATTTGTGTGAAATGGTAATAAATTGTAATAGCGTTGAAAATACTCAGTAATTGTCATAATTTATCGTACATTAATAAAAAAATATTCTTGTTCTTTTGGATTCTCTTTCATATGTTGCATATAAGCAGCAATGGCCATAATATTTGATACAATTCCATCCACCTTATTCTCAGGCTTACTCTTATCAACTTTCATATTACCTGAAGCATCACGCAATATTAATACGTTACCTGCCATCCATCTTATTACTTCGTTATTGTTATGGCTTAGTTCCTTGCTAATTACTAACCTTTCAAGTTCAGCAGTTGGTGCAGCCATTGACATAAACCCTTGCCTAAATGGATGTAAGCTAATTCCATCTTCAGTTAATTCAGTTACAAGTGTAGTTGCAAAAATAGCATCATAATTAATAAACTGAATCTTGTATTTACTTGCAAGATTATTAATATCATTTCTTATTATTTGGTGGTCTATTACATTTCCTTCAGTAAACTTAATTAATCCAATCTTATTCCAATTAACATAATTATGATAGTTTCTTTTGTGGCGCTCCTTAGCTACATCATTTGGAATCCAAAAGAAATACAATTGTTTAAAATCGGTTTCGCCTGGTAATGGTGGGAAGTTTAAAACTAAACTACTAAAATCTTGGCTTTTACTTAAATCCATTCCACCAAAACATTCTCTACCTTCTAAAATAGATTCATCAAATGATTGACCGCTATTAATCCATTTCTCATCAGGTATCCAAGTTGTTGCAGTATCAGTCCAAACATTAAGATATTTTGTTTTAAAGTTTATTTCCTTACTACCATCATTCTTTGCTGCAGTCAGTTCTGCTTTTAAGAAATCAAGATTAACCGATATATTTAAATTTGGATTAGCTTTTTGCCAAGCGTTTTGATCTTGCCAATCATCATTTTCATCAATGGTAAATATCATTGCAAATAAAGTATCATCCTTAAGTTTCTTGCTTAATACTTCAATACAATATTTACGCTCTTTAAAACAAGGCCCATCTTTTAAGAATCCTGCAGTAGTAATTGTAAAAAGTAATGGATTCTTTGTTGCACCCATTCCTGACTTAACTACATTGTAAACTTCATCAGTTTTGTGAGCGTGATATTCATCAACTACAGCAATGTATGGCTTTAAACCATCCAATGTATTTGAATCGCTTGATAAAGCTTTCATAATACCAGTATCAAAACCTTTTTCAATATTAATCAATTCATACTGCATTACTCTAACTAATTCATTAAGCCAATCAGTTTGTTTTATCATTTGCTTTGCAGCCTTATAACAAATCGTGGCTTGATCACGTGTAGTTGCGCAGGTATAAATTTGCCCATCATCGTGAGTATCCGCAATTAAACCATATAAAGC